TCTCCTGGCCACCACCCATGGCGACACGCTTGAAGTGATATCCACCAGCCAGAGACTTACGGACGCGGTTGCAATCCTTCGACACAAGCAACCCAGGCCGACCATCAATCAACCTATTCATCGGCATGGCGCCAGCCTCACGGCGCACCTTGAAATCGTTTGTCGCCGTCGGCTGCGCCCGTAGCCCAAGCGTCCGCAAATGGTCAAAAGAAGTAACTTCAAAAATTTCATCGCGCTTGCCGCCCGCCGGGTCGCCCCAAAGGAAAAGCTCAGACTTTGGAAACTTGGATTGCACGTCCGATATCAAGTGATGCGCGAAACGCTCAAGCCCCATATCAAACGCAACAAGCTCATGGATCACATGCCAGCGGCCATTCGGCATCTTCTGGCCGAACACCGCAGCCGGCGTCAAACCAAAGTCCAACCCGATATGCAATGGATAGCCCGGTTCATACTCGACATCCGCCGCCATCAAACTATCCGTATATTCTGGCCAGACCGGCTTGCCGTCCTGCACATACACATACTGCGCGCCCGCGTAACACTGAATCCAGTCCAGCGTCTTGCCAGCCAATTGCTGCTCATAATAACCAACCGGCAAGTTATTCACGTTCTCGGCGCGCGGGTTCATAATCCAATAGTGACCAGCGGCGAAGATCGCTTCCTCATGCTCCTTGGTCGCCTCCTTGACGCCGCCGGGCTGCTTGTAAAACCTCCAGGGATAACGCCCCCGAACCGGGTTCTTCTCAGCCAGATTGCACCACCAATGGTCCGAATCCATTGGGTTGGTGGACATCCAAACGCCACGCCACGGACAACCGCCATGCTTTTTCGTCGGATACCGGCCAACACGCGAGGTCAACCCATCCACAACCGCCTTCGGCAGTTCCCGCGCCTCATCAATAAAACCACCCGTCAACTCCAACGAAAGTAACTTACGCACATCGCGCGGCTGGTCCAGCGCAAGGAAAATCACCTCGCAATCAAGCCCCGGAACACCATCGCGTGGTGGCAACTTGATATGATGCGTGATCGGCGGCGACCAACGCATGTCACCCCAGACCGACTCAGGGAAAATCTCCTGCCACGTCTTGATCGTCGTCGTCCGCAACTCAGGATAACTGTTACGGATAACAGCGAACCGGGTGTAGCGTATATTGTTCTCCGGCGATGGCGGTTGCTTCACGGCGCGCAACATCACTTCCGCCAAGCTGGCATACGTCTTCCCAGAACCAACCGGCCCCATCAGCCCGCGCACAAAACTGTCGTCGTTCAGAAACTTCCAAACGGTAGGGCTTTCGCTGAAATCAAGGTTCAACCCAGTCAACGCCTATTCCCGCCGCTTCTGCGGCGGCGAGGCGAGCGATCCGTAGCGCGATTACTCCTCGCCATCAACAATATCCTTCACCTCATAAGTCGTCGTCTTCGGCCCCGTCACATTAATCCCAATCATGCTGGGACGGCGCTCATCCCCATTCGGCTCAAGCAAGCCACGGTGCTTGGCCAGAAGCCTCAACGCACTCAGCTTGTCGTGCATCTCAACCTCAATATTATTGCCATGCTCGCTGGGCGTGACCTTAACCTTCTTGATCGAGCGCCGCGCACGGTCAGACAACTGGTCAGACGCGCGCAACTGAACACGCCCTAAATCATCCCAACTCAAAATATCGGTAATCTCGCCAGAGGCTATCGCTTCCAACTCCTGCACAACCGCCTCGCGCCGGTCCTCATTCTGCGAGGCCAAAGCAGCGCGAGCCTGCCGAACCGTTAATGTATTGTTAACCTTCTCGGTCATTAACAACCTCAAAGCCACAAGCCGCGTAGCCGGCTATATCAATCCAAGAGTCCAAATGCCCGTCATCCTCACACAGGCGCGCCAGCTTCAGCGCCACCATCATTAGCGCCACATCCGTAGACGATACCTCCACACCCAGAATGCCCGTCCACAAAACAGCAATGCGCTCAAAATTACTGGCCGGAGTGCCATAGTTCTTTCCGCGCGCGGCAACAGTATCGGCGGCCCGCTGTAACAATTGGTAACGAGATGTCACCGTTGCGTCCTCATTAATCCGCTCAACAGTCATTTTTACTCCTATACTCCTTAAAATGGTATTTCATCGTTAAGTTCTTCAGAAAGCGGTTTCGGGCCAATGTTCTTAATCATGGCGCCAGGGAACGCCTCCTTGACCTTCCCAACCATGCCGGAAAGGTCATCGCGGCACAAAAGCGCGGCCACCTCCGGCATGGCAAAAATAACACAGTCAGGGCGCTCCTTCGCAGCCAAATGAGCGGTGGGGAAGTCTGGCGCCACAATGACCACACGGCCATCCTCCGCCTGACACTCGAACCACTTGGCCGTTAGCTCCTTATGGCCGCGCTCCAAAGCCTCACTCTCTAGCGCCGCAAAAGCGCGCATCATGGTAGAGGCCTGCTTCCTAACGGCGTCAGCGTCACCAGCGCGGATCGCCGCATCCAGGCGCTCCTCCTGCGTGATATATTTCAAGTATGTGTCTTGCGACACAAGATAGGGTAAGCGGTCTATCCCCCATCGGCGTTCGTAGTCCGACACAAGGGCGTCAAGCTCCACAATAGACGCCTCGATCTTTTTTAGACTCAAATCAGATGGGGTAAAAAATTCACGAGTTATTCCCCTTAGAGGCTTCTTAATTTTAGCTGCCATTTCCCCTCCTTGGGCGCTTCGCTGCCGCTGCCGCTGCCCCCTCTAAGAGGGGGGCAGCGCTGGCAGCGGACGCTCCGATTTGTGCCTTTCGGCTGCCAATGCGCTGCCAGCGCTGCCAATCGTATGTGTAACCCCTTGATTTTGCTGCATATCCAATTGGCAGCGGACTGGCAGCGCTGGCAGCGGGTGGGAGAGTTGCGCTGCCAATGCGCTGCCAGTGCTGGAAGCGGCTGGCAGCGTGGGAAAAAATGGAAAAAATGGGAAAATTTTGAGAGGCACCCCCATCAACAACGACAGGGGCGGGGGAGGGGGCAGGCCGGGTCGTCGCGCGCGCGCGCGCGCGCGCGCGCGATCCATATTTCGCCGGGATCGGCCGGGCGTACACGTTCAAACCAACGTATGTCGATATGTACGTCATATGAGCCGGGCCACGTCGGCCAGGCTTGGCACCCCAGCTCGGCGCGCCAGCGCCATATCGCACGCCGCCACGGTTGCGGCCTGCACCTGTTCTGCCGTCGCGCCACGTTCGGCCAGTTTTCGAGCATGGTTTATCTCGTTATCGGTGCGGCGGACCTGGCCGGTGCGCATTTGCACGGCCCGGCAGTAGGCGTGCACAAGAGTGTTAGAAAGAGACGCCAAAGCGCTTCCATCCCCGGACCCCACATCATTAATATGTGCGCCACCATCCTCGGCGACGGGCGCCAGCACAATCGAGCTTTGTACCTCTTCCCAGGACGGCAGCGCCGCGTCCGGTTGATATAGCACCTGATATCGATTGATTTTCCCAAATTTGGCATACTCGAGCTGATAATCCTTTGCCGTTAAGCGCCGCACATAACCACGCCTCACAAGCTTTTGGATCGCCCTCGACACATTGCCCTGATCCATGCCCAATATGGCGCCGATGGTTTGCGTTCCTGGCCAGCAAACGCCATAGCTATTGGTATAAACGCACATTGCGGCCAGCACCCGAAATTCGGATTGCGTTAGCTTTCTGTCTAAAAGAGCCCGCACCGGTAAAACAGACCATTGCCGCTTGATTGCCGGCACATTTTCCGCCATGCCCGCGTCCCCTGATATCGCCCTGATATCGGATTGATATCGAGCCGATAAAATAATTGTTGACAGCGCCGGCCGCAATGCATTATGTAATGCATCAGACGCCACAACGGCGCAGATCAGGAAAGGATGAAGCCATGGAAAACGAACTTACTAATCTTCAAATCGCGCTTATTTTCTTCGGATGTGTTTGGGTGGTGGTCCTGCCATGCTTGCCGCTCCTGATGATGTAAATTCGCGCGGTAGGAAAGGGATAGATCATGTTTAACATATCTACGGCTAAAATCGGCGGCATCCGTTTTTTAAAAATCGGCCGTTTCTGTTTTTCTTTTTGTGTGACCCACGAATATCGAGCGCTCGCTCGTTAAGCCGCCCGCCGCAATGGCGTAATCAGGAAAGGGATCACAACATGTATATTTCACTTACACTCAAGAGCGGCAACGCTAAGACTGGGGCTATTCCGGTTTCGACGACAAGCGCGGAGACGTGCCCGGCGACGTGCCCGCTAAAGAATAACGGTTGTTACGCGGAGGGATATCCGCTGAAAGGCCGTTGGGACGAAGTAACGCGCGGCGAGCGTGGC